TGGTTCTTTAATTGGTTCTTTAATTGGTTCTTTAATTGGTTCTTTAATTGGTTCTTTAATTGGTTCAATTGGTGCAATTGGTAGTAAATTATCAATTTCAACTATCGAGTCTTGTGTTTGTAATAAACTTCCTTTGAACAAAATAACATAGAATTGATTTACTATAACAGGTTCTGTTTCTGGGTCTTCAGATGGTTCTTCAAAATAATAATTATGAAAATACATCATAGGTTGTTTACTAACATTAGCACCTTTAAAATATGGAACAACTTTATCACAAATAGTTAAAACATTTGATATATCATCAAAGGATGATAAACTAACATTATCATACATTTTTTTAAATACTGTAAAGTTAATACAATTTAATAGATTATAAATATCATAACTGTTATGAATTTTTACAAATTCAAGATTTTGATGCTCAATAAGACTATTACGAGAAATCATTATATCACTCTTCTTAACTATAGTTGACATCACTTTAGATTCAATTTTTTCAAATACACAATATCTATATAGATTAGAAATATTTATTTCATAAGGACGTAATTGATTATTTACAGATGTGCTTTTTATAAACATGTCATATAATTTCTTATATGATTCTGTCTCTACAAGTTTATAACCTTTATTAGACATAAAGGCTTGCAAGGCTTCGAAATCAACTAGATATTCAATCGGTTCATTTTCGTTAGAGATTCCATTTATAAACATTTTAACTGAATTATTAAATGGTACATCTTTTACTTTATCAAAATTTGTTATACTATACATAATTTCATTGTTATTTATATAGTCCATTTGATTGAGAGATTGGAGAGACTGGACTTGTTTTAAATCAATAAATGTCAATACTAGTTTCCCATTTGGTTTAATATTGTAATCTACAATATTCATAAAGTTATTAAGGTCTTCAAGTGACTTTACAAATGAATTAAACTTTAGACAAAATATACTATTTATGTTTATATTATCTTTAGTAAATTTTTGAATTGAATTTTTAATAATATATGGAGAATTTTCATTAGTTAAATCTAATTTAAAATTTTTATAATTAATATTCGATGATTTTATTGAATTACAAAAGGTAAATGTATTATCCATTTTTACAATATTACATGTATTTAACTCCATGTTGTAAACGATGTCCTTATCACATTCCGATGTGGTAAGGTTATTTGGAACGTATTTATTAGTTAAAAATTGGTTTATTTTAGTATGAAAATTACTCATACGTTCAAAAAAAAAATTCTTATCAGAACTAACTTGTTCTGTAGTAGTATTTGTCATTTGAAATAGTTGAGATGGAGTAATAGGATTGTTAATGTTGTTCCAAATGCTACAAGCAACAGATGAAAAGTTTCCATGCTTACTTGGATTAGCTGTTTTATCCCAACGAGTTCTTAGAGGAACAAATCGATCATTTTGCCACTGGTATTCAATAACAGTATTTGTTTGAAATGGTTCATTGGTAGTTGGGTCTAGAATAGAATTATCAAATGTGGTTTCAAATGTAATTTGAGTAGTTTCTGGAACACCACAAAGATTATGTACATCAAACAATACTAAATTAGTCTTTCTCTTAATGGAAGCATCAGCACTTTGTTCAGGAACTGAATCTTGGACATAAAGTTTCCATACATTATCTTCCTTAATAGAAAAGAAATCAATAGTATTCAATTCAGCTGGTTTCCACTTCAACAACTTAATCCATTTTTTACTTTTAGGATAAGGTTCATTCATAGGAGTAAAAATTAGTCCATCATTTTTATATGGCTTTTTATCAACATTCTTCATAATAATGTCAGAACCCATGAAGACATTTCTGTAAATGAATTTCTTCATTTGAATCTCATAATAATTATTAGGTGGCAACTCTTGAATAACCGAATTAAGAACTTCAAGACGTTGTTTCAATAAAAATTGTTCATCTCCTCTTAAATCTTTTCCATTATAAAAGACAATATCAAATGCGTAAAATGAAATTTTACTAGTTTGTCCTTCTTGAGTAGTTCTAATAAGCTCTCCGTCAATTAAACAATTAATATGTTTTTCACTTTTAACATCTGTCTTCAAAATGTTATTAATATTGTTATCAATGAAAGATACATACCCCTTTGCATCAACAAACATAAAATATCGTTCACCATCCGCCTTATCAGTAACTGAATAAAGTTCTTTAAACAATTGAGATAATTGGTCCTTTTGAAGAGTTTCTGGTTGAGCACCAATAAAATATGGATGACCTTTTTTATGAGGCATAACAAGTGCACGATATTGGTTAATAATATTTCTCTTTTCACGAGTATTCATAACATACAAATTATCTTGACGTACACTCAAGATAAATGACATAATTTGTACGATAGCATCGTAATCTGGCTTTTTAATTTCAAACTCAACTTCGTATTGGACATGTTTCTTAGACATGGCTTCTTCCTCAGTTTTACCTTGATAAACAATAGTCATATCCAAAACTCCAGAATTAAACACATAAGAAATACGGTTCTTAAATCTAAAAAATGTTGGTTCATTCATAGCTACTCCGTCAACTCTGTTAAGAATTTTTTCAGAAGACAAACTAATTCTGCAATTATAATCAAAAATATTGTGTTGACGATGTGTATTTTTTACCATATATTCAGTTTTACCAATTGGATTGAATGTGTCATTTGTATAAATAATTTCACGAAGTTTTCCCTTTTTATCATCTGCATTTTTGTAAGAAATTTCTTTTGTGTAAACATGTTTTTTTTCAAGATTTTTTTGTTTATTAAGAATTTGTTTTAAACGATAAAAAAAGTCAATTTCAACACTTGCAACAAAATCCGGTTTCTGATTGTTATCAGTATAAATGAAATTACCAAAACGAATTTCACATTCAGTTGAATTATTAAGAGATGTAATATACGTGAGTAACGTATCCTTATTGATGTCACCTAACATAATTAGTTTGCTCATGTTGTTATATATAATAGTAAAAGTTTTTAATTTTAAATATAATTCATTTTTTAATTACATTACTCTTTCTATATAATTGTGATGTTTCAAATGCTTCCTTCATTTCTGTATTTTTATACACGTTTAACTCATGATATATAGACTCAAGTTCTTTAATATAATATCCTCCAAAATCTTTTGCATTAAACTTTAACATAAGACACGGTAAATTATCATTACTTCTATCATAATCATCTGAAGAATAGGTATACCAAAGTATAGGATATTCAAAAAAAGTAACTCGTTTCATTTGAATTAATATTAGGTAATATTAATTCAAATTTTTGTCAATTTATTTTTAATTAAATTTGCGTTAACTTTTTTTGAGTAATACTATGTTCATATAATTTTGTCGTAAGTGCTTGTTTTTCATTCATTTTAATTTCTATTAATTTTACACAATTATGTGTTTCAGGTAATCTATGCTGTGCACAAAATCCCTTATCACAATGTTTACAAATCCCAATAATTTTGGAAATCTTATTTTTACAATTAAGGTGTTTACAATTAGCCATACTTATTATATCATAAGATTTTAACTTTAAATAAAATAAACGCAAATTTGCGTCTAAATAAAATTAAGCCCACTTAGAATGGGCCTAATGTATTTTTTGATTTTTTTGATTTTTTTGATTTTTTTGATTTTTTTGATTTTTTTAATTTTTTTGAGTTTTTGAGTTTTTTGATGTTTGATTTAAATGTAATCTCTCCCATTAGATTCTCCTTTAATATACGTTGCATGTTCACGAAAACTTAAAATGACATGTTGTAAAAGTGACGTATTCGCACAAGATATTCCAACATAACTCAAATATCCAACCTCCGAATTTCTGGTTCCATTATAATATTCGCCTGTAATTGGATTATTTGCTGTTTTTAGTTGTAAAGTGTTTTCTTTATTTTCCCAGACATAACCACTATCTTCTTTAACTAGACTAAGACCATATTTATCAAGTAACTCTTGAAATTTCAAAGCACCCTTATTTGGAGGTTTATACTCTTGTTCAAACACAATATCAATTCCCTCTTCGTCCTCGCTATCATACGGTTCTTCATAATCATGTTTTTCATTTAGCAGAAAATTTTTTACCCACTCTTTTTTATTAATCCCTGGTTCCACTTCATCATCTTCATTAAAATCTGTCAAATCAAACCCCCATTCATACATTTCATTTTGTTTTACAAAGTCAAACCCTGTATCTAATTCCTTAGACTCTGAGGATTCTTCTTGTTCATTGTCTTCAGGTTCATCGAATTCAATAACAGTATAAACAAATTGGTCGTATCCATCACCCTTAGTATATCCATCCATAACATCATCAACATATACCCATTTCTCAGATACACCTTGCACAACAACATCTTCGCCAAAATCATCCTCTGCGCATTTCAATGCATAGGTGTCAGCCTTTTCGAAATCATTGAACGTTTTTAAAATTTTAAAGGAAACTTCCTTACGATAGTTAAAATAACGAATAACAGCGTACATCTTGAAAATACAAAAATTTCAATTTTCATTAAAAATTCAATTTTTTAGACTTTATATATTTAACTTATATTTATACAGCCAATGGCAAATCAATTTATACAGCCAATGGCAAATCAATTTATACAGCCAATGGCAAATCAATTTATACAGCCAATGGCAAATCAATTTATACAGCCAATGGCAAATCAATTTATACAGCCATAGGAGCCTTAATAGCTGGGTATGGGAAATACCCGACTAATTCAAAATCATCTGTTGTCATTTCACTCCAATCTTTATGCTTCACTGAATCACTTACAACTACCTTTGGGAATGGTCTTGGATTTCTTTCTAACTGTTCCATAGCTTGAGTAACGTGATTTGAATAAATATGTGAATCACCACATGTATACACAATTTCCTTTGGTTTCATATTATGTCTCTTTGCTAAGATATGAGTTAGCACACTATAACTTACAACATTAAATACATTTGCTAAAAATACATCATTACTTCTCATGTAAAATTGACAACTTAGATGCTTTTCACCATCTAATTCTTCAACATAAAACTGAATAAGAATATGACAAGGAACTAGAGCTGTTTTATCAAAATCACTTGGATTCCAAGCTGAAATTACAATTCGACGTGAAAATGGGTCTTTTTCTAAAAGGTCTTCTACATATTTCAACTGGTCAAATCCACCAATCAAGGATGTATCACACTGAGAAGTATCCGCAAATGAATGACTATATTTAGCACCTTGAAATCTCCACTGAAATCCATAGCCTGCACCTAACACACCTTCAGGATAATGAAATAGTCCTTGGTTATCTAAGAATTCTCTTGATGTATTTCCATCCCAAATTTTCACACCTTTCTTTTGTAAAACTTTAGCATCTGTATCACCACGACAAAACCATAGAAGTTCTTCTACAATTGTCTTAAATGGAACACGCTTTGTAGTCATTAAAGGAATTGTTTGAGAAATATCAAATCTCATTTGATTACCATATAGTGAAATAGTACCAGTTCCTGTACGGTCACTTCTCTTATTACCTTTTGTTAAAATATTATTCATAAACTGTATATACTTATATTCCTCTGTCATTTTTTTAGATAGATGATAATATAGTACACGATAACTTAATGATGTATCATTATACTTTCCATTATATTTTTCAGACATACCAACCAAATGATAATCCGAATTAAAATGGTCCATAAATGTATCAGGCTCTTCTCCTGGTAAAAATTTAACATCTTTACCATCGGCAGTTTGAACTTGAGTAATGTATAAACGGTCTGCTTGGTTTAAAAATTTATTATATAGTTCAGAACCACCAATAACAAATACGTTTGGATTATATTTATGATAAATCCTCTTAAACGTATTCATATCCGTATAATATAAATCTTTATTCAAAGATAAGTTACTCGGAACAGGTGATAATTTTACAAGCTCTGGGTCGCGTGTTAATACGATGTTGATTCTATCCTTTAATGGTCTATATTCTACAGGAATTGAAAAAAATGTTTTACGACCCATTAATACGATATTTTTTGATAATTTAGAATCTTTTGATAAAGAATTAATAGTAATATTTTTAAAAAAGTTCATGTCATCTTTTAATCTAAAAAGTAATTGACCATGTCTACCAAGAGCCAATTTGTTTTTGTAATTAGTTACACATGCAATTAAATTTATCATATTGATATTTAACTATAATATCATAAATTTAAATTCATTTTATTATTACTCAAATTATTTACTTTACTATTTTATTCATTATTGAATGTCTATTTTTATCATTCAAATAATCTAATAATTTCATACATTCTTTATTAGTGTAATCAAAATTATATTTAATTTCATTAAAGTAACCATTAATATTGATAATCTCTCTTAAAAATAATTCTATAATCTTACTAAGCATTGTATATCCTTTATTTTTCATAAGACTTCTTACAGATTCTTTTGTAATTAAAATACGATTAGGTGTTCTTCCAGTGTTTTTTAAATGTTGATTTTGAATCAACATTTTTGAATGTATTAATTCTAAACATACTATATTTTTTTGTTGTATACAACAATTTATAATCATTTGATAATTCAAATTAAACTTGTACATTTTTTGTTTATCATATATTTCATTTAATAAAGATATATCATTGTACTTTATAACTTCACATACTATTTCTGATATAACGTCTTCAATATATTCCGAATATCTAAAAAAATGCTTGAATAATAAATATTTCAATAAATATGATGTATTATTCTTATCTTTAATACTAATTTTATATTTAATCACGTGAAGTAAAATAACTGGGTCAATATAAATATATGTAGTAATTAATTGAACATTCGTGGAAAATGTTAATAAGTATAATAAATCATCACCTCTTATCGCATTATAAATGTATTCACCAGTTTTACTAAAATAACAATGAGAAATTAACAACTCAAATAAATTATTATTACTTAAACTATTATCACATAAATATACTAGAAAATCTGATATAGATGCATGTTGATGCTTTTTAAAATAATTGTATAAACTATTCAATGTATTATAAACTTCATGTATTTGTTCTTCTGATAAGGTTTTATACTCAAATTTTAATTTGGTTAAACTTGTAAAATATTTAATAATCTTTTCAATCATCACTACTTCATAGTGTTTATTATGGCGATAAATTATATATATATTTTTCGATGACAACAAAAGACTCCTTGAAGACTCAATATCTAAATATTGAATAATATTATCAAAAATATCATATGGTAAACACTCCATCTTATTAAATATACTAAATAAAAATAAATATTCAATTTATGTTATCTTTGCGTGTCAAATAGATTAAAGATTTCTCTATTAATTATATATGCAGCTTTCAGATATAGTTGTAGGTATTGACTTTGGTACAACAAATAGTTGTATATCTTATTACAATAGTCAAACCAAAAATGTTCAAGTCATACCTAACGAACAAGGAAATTATACATCGCCATCCATGTTATTTTTTGATTCTGAATCTTCTGAAATATTGTTTTCAGATTCAGCTATGCAATTATTTCGCTCAAATAACAATCAAAGTTATTTACCTAATATTTTTAATAATATTAAAAGACTAGTGGGTAAAAGTAATATTAATGAAGAATTGCTTCCATTTTTTAAACATAATAAATATAACAGCAAATTAGAGTTTGAAATAGTCTTTAATAATGAAACTAAAACATTTACTATTAAACATCTAATTATATTTTACCTAAAATATCTTAAAAATATCATTTGTACACATTTTAATATAGAATCAGATACTGTAATAGATATTGTTATAACTGTACCTGCTTATTTCGATGACAATCAAAGAACTATAATAAAAGAGTGTTGTGAATCAGTTGGATTAACTGTTTTACGTATTATAAATGAACCCACCGCTGCTAGCTTAGCATATGCATTAGATAAATATAAAAAGGGTGATGTTGAAGAAGAATTTATATTAACATTTGATTGTGGAGGTGGAACAACTGATATTTCGCTATTACATTTAGATTATATAAATTCTATTTATGAAGTTAAAAATACAATAGGTGATAATATACTCGGGGGAGAAGACATCACAAATAATTTGGTTAATTATATTGTAGAAAAACTTTGCTTAGATAACACTAAGTTAACTAGTAAAATTTTGAACAAGGTACGTAAACAAGCAGAGGAGGCTAAAAAACAACTTTCTTATAATACACAAACAACTATTTATTTAGAATTAAGTGACACCGACTATACTTTAACAATTTCTCAATCTCAATTTAATGAAATAAATAATGATTTTTATAGAAAGGTTCGTAATTTAATCTACCATGTTTTAGATGATTATATTCAAAAAACAAGAGATTTCGAATATTCAAAAATCAATTCTATCATATTTGTTGGCGGAACAACTAAAATACCATATTTTAAAACGATATTCCAAGATATCTTTCCACAAGCTATTATCAATAATAATATTGATCCAGACCAAACTATAAGTATCGGTGCATCTATCCAAGGTGCGCTACTTAAAGATTTGATTGATGAAAATGATGGTGGAGATACTCTACTAATGGATATAGTTCCTTTATCAATTGGAATAGAAACTATTGGAGGTATTATGACACCTATTATTTCTAGAAATACATTATTACCAGTATCAAGAACTCAAATATTTTCTAACAGTGAAGGATACGAAGATACAATTGTTATAAATATTTATCAAGGAGAACGTAAATTTGTTAAAGATAATATATTTTTAGCATTTTTTACTCTTCAATCAGATATTTTAGCACAATATGATAAAGGCGAATTACAAATATCAGTTACATTTGAAATAGATTCTGATTCAATTATAACTGCTAAGGCTACTATCAAAGTTAATGATACTAATGTAGAATCAAGTATACAAGTTACAAAGTCGTTTACCAATAATAATTCAAGTCAAAATCTAGATGACATTCTTTTCTCAGCAGAAATGAATAAATTAATAGATAGTGAGTTATCTAATAAAATATTAGCTAAAATAGAATTATATGATTCATTTAAATATCTATTATCTGTCTTTCATGAAAAAAAAACTGAGCAGCAAAATGAAGATAATGCTTTATTATCTGAATTAAATGAATTATTTAATCATACATTTAATATAATTAGTAACTATGTAGATTATTCATCTAAAGAATTACAAGATATTAAGAGTTTATTTGAAAAAAAATGGCATGCATTATTATTTGGTGGAAATATTGTATTAAAAGATGATAATGGTCATATTATAGAGTTTGGTGGGACAGTATTGGAATTATAAATAATATATCTTTTCTAATACTGATTTCTAAATTTTTTTTTTAATATGATATATTATATAACAAAATGGATAAGAAAATTATGATAATAATCGCTGTAGTAGTACTACTTGTTTGTATATCTAGCTCTGTAGGTGCTTACTTTATGATAAGTGGAGGGGAAGAAACTCCAGCTCCGGCTGCTTCAACGCCAGAAGCTTCAAGACCAGCTACACCAGCATCACCCCCACCCCCGCCTAAAATATTTAAACGTAGCGGTGAGTCTAGTGGTGATTGTTGTGGAGGAGGAGGAGGAGCTCCTCATGAATTAACTTGTCCTGAGGGCTCATTTGTCACACAATTTTACGGTGGATCTGGAGGATTGATTGACCGTATTGGAGTTAAGTGTTCAAATGGTTCCGACTTAGGTGTCCGAGGAGGTGGTGGAGGAACTCCATTTAGCGTTGTTTCAGATTCAGGTTTCAATAAACTACATGTTAAATCTGCAAGCTTAGTTGATAGATTAATCTTTTTTGCTAATAATGCCGAAAAAGGAGCTGTCGGAGGTGGTGGGGGTCAAGGACCTCATGACCTCAACTGTAACGATGGTAAAATTATGGGACTTAAATTACGTACAGGTGGTCTCGTTGACAGAATCCAAGTTGTATGTGGTAAAGAACAATAATAGTTATTTAAAAGAACATTAGATATATAGAACCTTAATATTATAACCTAAACGTAATTTAGTATCTTCTTTCAATATTTGTTTTTTAATAAAATTATGCTTTAAAAAAAGACAAGGATGTTCCATTGGATTCCACCTTATATCTAATTTATCACCGCATTTACCGGTTGAACTAACTAATGGAGTAACATCCCCTGATTTGGATTTATCAGACCTGGATAAACAAAATACAGCATTTGGACCATCTGGAATTTGCGAACTAATCATTATAATAAAACACCCAGTATCTTTAATATTTTGTACATATTTTGAAGATATATATCCTATATTCATAGTATAATATAATGAATCAAATGTTTTATTTAAAGAATTATCATCATAATAAGAACAATCCCTAGTATACATTTCTTGTTCTGTAACATATTTTACTATTTCAAAGATATTTTCTGTGTTATTTTGTTTTGAGACAAATGGATTTGAAATACTAGGCAATGTTAAATTACCAAATGGTGAAAAAGACATATTAGTATATATATATTAATATATATTATTTTTAATTTTATACCACTCTCATTTTATTTACAGTAGAAATAACACTACATGCTTTTAATGTTTGAATATCTATTAATTGTTTATCATCTTTATAAGTGTATTTTATCTGTGAAATACGTTTTGATTTTGAATCATATGGAATTCTTTGTAATCCATAACATGCGTCTTTAACTTTACTCAAAATTAATATAGAAAATAATTTACTAATTTCACGAATAGCTACATTACCTCTCTTCTCTATTTCATCTTTACTTAGAGAAATCTTTCTACAAGAAGTATATGTGTCTATAATTGTAGAATCTTTTCTCATACAATGAATCTGAAAAACTCCTTTGTTAATCGGTGTTAATTGAATCATACCATTTTCAGTCTCACGTTCACCTATAATAGCTATTTCTGGTAAATTATCTGCTATAAGAGATGACTTTATAATCCATGAAGATTTAAACTCATACTTCTCTTGACATTCATTTTCAAATATATTATGACCACTTGCATTAACAATAGTATTATAATTATTTAATTCATTTAATGTTACAGATTTATTAGTAAATACTTTGATATTATGATATTGATTAAGCTCATTTAATAATTTTTCTTCAACCTTTTCTTGATTAATACCTGGCTCACATACACTAACAAAAGGATATTTTATACTATTTATGTCATCAAGTAATTTACAAAAATGTATTACATAAGAATCATGATATTTACGTCCAATATCATCTGAATGAGGTAATATCCCGTATATTTTATAATGTATCATATCTTCTTTTGTATAAAATGCATAAAAATTTTCAACATTACCAATAACTCTAATGTTTCTAAATTGGTAATTTATTTTGTTAGCTTTACATTTAAATAATAGTTCTGATGGTGAATAACTTGAATTTGAACGATAAGCTACTATTGTAGGCCTATATTCTAAACAATCTCTAAAATAGTTTGCAAATTCAAGAGAATTATCTAAAAGTTCTTGAGCATCTTTAATTGAAATCTCTGGATACAATATACCCCCCGCATGAAGATGACAATATGGTGGACCTTTTAATAAATAACTGCGTTTTTCATATAAATGAATTTCATTATGTTTATTTTTAGCAAGTTTGATAGCTGAAGTGACACCAGATATCCCTCCACCTATTATAGCGATTTTTCTATTCATACTTATAATTTACCGAGTAACATATTAAATTTTCATTTTATTTTAAGAAAGTCGTCTTATAAATTTGAATTGTTATAAATTTGATAAATTCATGAAATTTATTTATATAGTTATAATAATAACGTCTAATGTCAGCTAATCCAAATCTTAAATTGAATGTATTAAATGACAGTGGTAATCAAATTTTCTTTGTTAACCAGACAACAGGAATTAATGCCACTCTTATATCAACATATTCAAATACAACAACATCTACAAATAGTAGTTCAGGAAGTTTTGTTTTATCTGGAGGTTTAAGTGTCTCAAATACTAGTAACTCTAGTAGTTATACAGCAGGTGGTTCTGTTACAGTTGCTGGTGGCGTAGCCGTTGAAAAAGATACATTTGTTGGTGGTACTATTTATACACCTCGTGTTTCATCTGGTAGCATTGCAACACCTGGTCTAACAGTTGGAACAGTTCATGTTACAACAATTACTGCTGGAACTGTTCAAATATCTGGAAATACAAGTATGGGAAATAATTTAACTGTAACTGGCCTTGTACAATTTAATTCAACAGCTGTTTCTACAAATAGTTCAACTGGTAGTACTGTATTACAAGGCGGACTAAGTATTAATAGAAATACTAATGCTACTAGTTATACTCAAGGCGGTGCATTAACAGTTGTAGGTGGCGCATCCGTTGCACAGGACGCTTACATTGGAGGTACTATTTATACTCCGCGAGTTTCATCTGGAAGTATTGCAACGCCTGGTATAACAGCTGGTGTATTATATGTTAACAGTATTACTGGTGGCAGTATTCAAGTATCTGGCGATGTTACTATAGGAGGTAGTTTGACAGTTTTAGGCTCAGCTACTGTTTTGCATGTAACTACAGCTAATCAAATTGAAACAAACGTAACATCTTCAAACATTTTCTTGTTAGGACATTTGATTGCTGGTCATGACTCACATACTCTAGGGTCACTAGTGACTACAGGCGGAAATGTTGGTATTGGAACCACAAGTCCTGGCGCTACTTTAGATGTTTCAGGAACCGCGCGTTTTACAACAAGTGTAACTACAGCAGCACTTTATTCAACTAATCAAACAACAACAAACATTGTTGGTACAAATATCAGTGGAGGTGGTTTAAGATTAACAAATAACTTTATTAGTTCATCCACAATAACTATTCCAAACACTACAACTACATATAGTGGCACATCGGGGGCTGTAAATTTTTCAGGGGACCTTGTTATGGCTGGTTCAGATATAATGTTTACTGCAACTGGAGTAAACCAACCTACTTCTAATGGTAGAAGCAACGGGACAAAAATTGTATTATATCCATCCACTAATACAACTATGGGAGATTATGCTTTAGGTATTGAAAATCGTAACATGTGGTTGCAAGTAGCAACACCTCAAGACGGATTTAAATTTTATCAAGGTACAGCAGCTAACGTAGTTATCGCTACAGAGGGAAATCTTGGTATTAATACTAAAAATCCAATTAGTAAATTACATGTTGTTGGTTTTAATGACATCATTAGTGTAGAATCATTAAATACTGGCGATAGATCAACCATTAAATTTATAACAAATGGAAACGATTGGGAGCTAGGAGCTAGAGGAAGTACAGGCAACCCGGATAACGTATTTTATCTATATAATAACGGAACAAGTAAATATGTTATGGCTGTTTCGTCAACTGGAAATATTGGTGTTGGAGACAATACAAATCCTGGAGCTACTCTTGATGTTAATGGTACAGCGCGCTTTACTACAAGTGTTACAACTGGTGTATTATACAGTACTAACCAAACAACTACAAACGGTGTATTTACAAATTTGAGCGCTGGTACAACCAGTCTTACAACACTCACTGCGGCTAATGTTTATAGTTCTCTTGGTACTTTTAGTAATTTAGTTGGCGTTAACTTAAGTTCAAGTAATTTAATCGCAACAGTTGGTACAGTCCCAAACATCATTCATACAAATATTACATCAACATCAATGATGGTTACTGGCGGAGGTTTATTAGCTACTTTTAATTCAAATACAATTGGAAGTTTATTTACGACTGGTGGAAATGTTGGTATTGGTACAACAAGTCCTCAAAGACAACTACACGTACAAGGCGGTGGAGTTATAAGAATTGATAGAGATAGTGATGCTAGTGGATTTATACTAACACGAACAGCTCCTGCTGATTATACAACACTTTGGAAAAGCTTTCAATTTTCAGTTAGTTCATCTACATTAGGAAACGGTATTTTTGCTATTCACGACCAAGGTACAGTGGCTGGTGCTGCTGGTACTAGAAGATTAATAATAAATAATGATGGAAATATAGGTATTGGTATAGACAATCCTGAAACTAAATTAGATGTTAATGGTACTGCTAGATTTTCAACAAGTGTCACAACAGCGGCTCTTTATAGTACAAATCAAACAACAACAAATGCAGTTTTTACTAACTTAAGTGCAGGGACAACAAGTCTTACAACTCTTACAGCAGCAAACGTATACAGTTCTCTTGGTACTTTTACAAATTTAGTTTCAACAAATAGTACTTTAACAAATTTAATTGTAGCAAGTGAAACAGTCACTAACTTATCTGCAACAAATATCAGTTCTGGTAATATTAGTGCTGCTAATTTATATACATCCCTTGGCACAATAAGTAATCTTGTTGGTGTTAACTTGAGTTCAACAAATTTAATCGCTACAGTTTCTACCATTCCAAACATTGTTCACACAAATATAAGTACAAGTACGTTGGTTGCATCTACAGTTGCATCTAATATTGTTGCATCCACTACATATACTGGTGGTAATATGAGCTTAAGTGGAAACTTAAACGTTGCTGGTACTCTTACAGTAGTAAATATTACTGCTACTAACTTAGTAGATACTAATGTTAGTGCTGGAGTTGTACTGTCTAGTACATCTTTTTCAGCTGTTGGAAATTCAAATACACTTGCAAATATTTTTACAACAAGTGGTAATGTAGGTATTGCTACTACAGCTCCTGGTTTTAGACTAGATGTGAATGGCGCTATTCGTGCAAGTAGTGGTATATTAGTATCTGGAACTAATGTTATAGAAATGGGTCATGGTGTTTCAGGTAAGGAAACTAATGCAGGTAAAATAGGGTACCAAACATTTACTACATCTGGAGCTCTTGATATTGTTGGCGCAGGTACTGCTTCTAATAGACGTGTCAAGATATGGGATTATTTAGAAGTTCAAACAGGTCTTACAACAGGAACAATTAATGCAACTACGTTAATCACATCTTCTAACATTGCAACTAACTTATTTACAAGCGGAGTATCTAGAATTACATCTAATTTATTAGCATTAGGAAACTCAAATACAATTGGAAACATTTTTACAACAAGCGGAAGTGTCGGTATTCAAAACACATCTCCTAATCAAATGCTTGAAGTAGGTGTTATTCCTTATTTAGCTAATGAAGATGGCGGTATACGTATCGGAACAAATAATTATACCGGATTAAATGATGCAAGTTACAGGTATATTGATATGCGTTTAAAGAGCGATGCGAATAGTAATTTCCGAGGAGCTATTATTGGTACATTAGCCGGTGGAATTCCTACAGAATACGAATATATGTCCTTTGCAGACGATGGTTACATGAATGTATATGCTCGTTCTCTTTTTGCTGATATTACAAGTTGTAGTAATAGCTCCACTGGTAGTGTTGTTCTTCAAGGTGGTTTATCTATTGATTGTCCTAACAATGCTATAAATGTTTCTAATGGTGGTGCTTTAACAATTGCTGGTGGAGCAGCCATTGCTGGTGACTTGATTGTAGGTGGTTCTATTAGTTATTCTAATGCTGCTGCAGCTAGTAGTACATTTGCATATCTTACTTTAACAGCAACTGATTGGTCAACAGATGTAGCAAATGGAGCATTAGTCGTGTTTGGAGGCATTAGTGTCCAAAATACAGCTAATGCATTTAGTGCAACAGAAGGAAATGGACTAACAATTGCTGGTGGTGCAGGTATCGGAAGGGATTTATATGTGGGTACTGTAGGATATATACCTAGAGTGATATCAACAAATAATACAACTACAAATATCGTTGTAACCAATACAAGTAGTACAAACTTATATGTAAGTAGTGCATTCAGAGCTCAATTTAATGCAAATACACTTGGTAATTTATATACAACAGGTGGAAATGTTGGTATAGGGAATACTATTCCTGGAGCTACTTTAGACGTTAGTGGCACAGCACGTTTTACAACAAGCGTTACTTCAGCTGCTCTTTATAGCACAAATCAAACTACTACAAATGCTGTATTTACTAACTTAAGTGCTGGTACAATCAGACTCGCAACACTTTCATCTACAAATGTATATGGTTCTCTTGGTACAATTAATAATTTAGTTGGTGTAAACTTAAGTTCCAGTAATTTAATAGCAACAGTTGCAACAATACCTAATATAGTTCATACAAATATAAGTACAAGTACACTTGTGGCATCTACAGTAGCTTCTAGTGTTGTATCATCAACTACATACACTGGTGGTAATATGAGTTTAAGCGGTAACTTAAACGTTGCTGGTACTCTTACTGTAGTTAATATTACAGCAACGAATTTAGTCGATACAAATGTGAGTGCTGGGGTTGTTTTGGCAAGTACTTCTTTTTCAGCTGTTGGAAATTCAAACACACTTGCAAACATTTTTACAACAAGCGGTAATGTCGGTATTGCAACTACTAGTCCTGGAGCTACTTTAGATGTAAGTGGCACAGCACGATTTACAACAAGTGTCACAACAGCCGCTCTTTATAGCACAAATCAAACTACTACAAATGCTGTATTCACTAATTTAAGTGCTGGTACAATCAATCTTACTACACTTTCTTCTGCTAATGTATATAGTTCTCTTGGAACTGTAAACAATTTAGTTGGTGTGAATTTAAGCTCAAGTAATTTAGTAGCTACAGTTTGTACTATTCCAAATATTGTTCATACAAATATTACTACAAGTACACTCACTGTTACAACTGGAATAACTTCCAATAATATTTTAATGACTGGTACGTCAATTACGTTTAATACAATGGGTGGTAACCTAGTATTTGTGAATATTGATGACTCACAAGCTTTGCGTTTTGGTGCTGATCAAGTTTACAAATCACACATGCTTGTAGTTGGTGAAAATTTTCCCAATGGCGGAAGAGTAACTGCAAGATATTCAAGGTATTCATCTTGGGAATACGTTAACGGAGTGAGTGGTGCTGGAGATGTAAAGATGATAGTGACATCTGCTGGTAATATAGGTATTGGTACAAGTACCCCATCAACTACATTAGATGTTGTTGGTGTTGGACGTATTTCTACAAGTTTAACTACAGGTGTGTTATACAGTACAAATCAAACAACTACTAATGCTGTCTTTACTAATCTAAGTGCTGGTACAACAAGTCTTACAACTCTTTCCGCTGCAAATATTTACAGTTCTCTTGGTACTGTTAACAATTTAGTTGGAGTTAACTTAAGTTCAAGTAATTTAATATCAACTGTTGCCACCATTCCTAATATTATTCATACAAATATTACAACTACATCTATAATAGTAACAAGCGGAGGTTTATTAGCTACATTTAATTCTAACACACTTGGAAATCTCTTTACAACAGGAGGAAATGTTGGTATCGGGACAACAGCTCCTGCTAATGCATTAGATATTATTGTTAATGGAGATGCATCTTTAGGATTTGGGCTTACAAATACTAATACTGGAGGAAACAGCAGAATTAATTGGAATATGTACGTTGGCTTCAGTACAAGCGGTAATGCTGGACAAATTTATGCATCTACATCTGACCCAACATTTACCATTCGTTCCTATACTCCAAATACATCAGGTATTTCTTTATTAACAGGAGGAGCTGCACCCATTAAGTTTGTAACAAACACAGTAGAAAGAATGAGAATAGCAACTTCTGGAAATGTAGGTATTGGAACAACTGCACCAGCATTTACATTAGATGTAGTAGGAAGTGGTGACTTTTCAACATTCGTAACAACTGGTGCATTATATAGTACAAATGTAACCTCAACTAATGTTGTAGCAACCAATTTATCATCAGGAGTTTTAAATATTTCCGGATTATCTGCTTTAAATACTGTAACTGCAACAAATGTATCAGCAACTTCTTTAAATTTATCAACTGGTGCAACTATTGCAGCACTTCGTGTAAGTGGGGCTTCAAGTCTTCAAAATATTACAGCAACTAATATCACAGCTACAACATTATCAGCTACAACAGGTGTGACAACAGGAACTTTAAATGCAACTGGTCTTTCATCACTTCAAAATATTACAGGTACGAATATTTCTGCAACAAGCATTATTGCTACATCCAATATATCTGCTAATAATTTAAATGCAGCAACTGGAGTATTTTCAACAGGTATTACGTCAGGTATTGGTTGGTTTACAAATTCATTAACTGCTGGTAACTTATTTGCAAACAACTTTACTGTCAGTTCAGTCTTTGCTACAACTTTAACAGTCGGTACACTTTTAATGACTACAGGTATCACTTCACCTAATATTTTCGTTACCAATTTAACATCTACTAATGCAGTTATAACAAATAGTACAACAACATCTGCTCGTGTTACAAATGAAGTAGCAACAAATATAAGTACATCTACATTAAATGCTGGCGGTTTGACAGCAGGTAATATTAACTTCACTGGAAGTTTATATCAAAACGGTAGTTTATATATTTCAAGTCAGTGGACAACCTTTGGAACTAATCTTGCTTACACAACTGGCAATGTTGGTATTAATACGACTTCACCAACCTTTAATCTTGATGTAAATGGTAATGGTAGATTTAGAAGTACGACATTTAGTACAAATTCTACTAGTGGAGCACTTGTTATGGCGGGTGGTATATCTATTACAGGAACGAATGCTGCAAGTAACACAATGGGAGGTGGTTTAACAGTTGCTGGTGGTGTAGGAATTTCTCAAGATTTATATGTAGGTGGTAACATTTATTTCAAGGGCATTGATGCAACAGTTATAACAGGTACACAAACTATTGGAAGTAATACATCTACAGGAACATATCAAGCTAGTGTAACTTTACCAAGAACAATGGCAAATACATCATATAAAATTGTGGGTGCATTAAAATCTACAACTAATAATACAAACGTTTATAATGTATCATTTACGAATGTTACAACAACAGGTTTTACAGCGAATATTTATAGATTAGATGCCCTTGGGTCTGGGTGGACTGATACAAACCTTACATTATCTTATGTGGTTTATCCATAAATGAGTCGATTTTATTGTAGTATTCAGGAATTTATTTTATTATCTAATAGTAATAATAAAATAATGTTTAGTGAAGAAGCATTGGTTTCCATGGCTAATGGAACATTTAAATCTATCAAATCAATTGTAAGAGGAGACCTTATTTTAAATAAATTTGGTAAAAAAACATATGTTTTGGCATTAAAAGAACATCAAAATGAAAGCGCTATCAGAGTACAATTAGATAATGGTACAGGAACATTTTATATGTCACCAAATACAATTGTTTTAGGATATTATAGAACACCCGAATTAACTTTAAAAGCAGAATATACACCTATTTCTCAAATTAAAAATAACAATGGTGTTCTTAAATCAGATTTAAAAATTTTTAGCCCAGATAGTGACTCTAAAATTGAACTATATGAAATTGCTCAACCACAAACTCTCTATTCTTTAATTACTTCTGATAATTCTAAAAGCTATAAAGTTAATAAAGTGATTGTATCTAATCAACCAAGTCATTGGTAAAATATGTAATAGTTTCCTTAATACCTTCTTTAAATGTTGTATATTCAATTTCTCCTAAAACTTGTTTATTAAATTTTAAACAAGGTTTTCTTTGTAGAGGGTCATTTTGAGTTAATGGTTTGTATTCTCTAGTTATTTCCACATTAGTATTAAACATTTCATTCCATACTTTTTCAATAATATCAACTGTTTTATTTATAGTTCTTTCTTCATTATTACCAATATTAACTGGTTCATTAATCATACTATTCATTAATTTTATTAACATTTTAACAGTATCTTTCACATAACAACAACTCCTAGTTTGATTACCATCTCCATAAATTGTCAACTTCGTACCATTTTTTAAATGTCTAATTACTTCTGTTATAATACGACCATCATTCAATAACATATGAGGACCATATGTATTGAAAATTCGTGCAATTTTAACATCGACTCCATATGTTTTTAAATAAGTATAACATAAAGCTTCAGCAACTCTCTTTGATTCGTCGTAAGATGATCTTTCACCGAATGAATTTACATTTCCATAATAATTTTCGTACTGTGGTGATACAAGTGCATCACCATATACTTCAGATGTACTTGCAAATAATAATTTAGCATTATATCTTTTAGCTAATTCTAACATATTTTTTGTACCAATGTAACCAACATCTAATGTTTCTAAAGGATATTTTTTATAAAACGGTGGACTGGCTAATGACGCTAAATGGTAAATCTCATCAACGTGTTTCGTATCTTCTAGTATATATTCTAGAACTCTATAATTAGTAATATCATATGCATTAAAAGTTACTTTATCTTCATATTGTCTATAAAATTTAATAAATTCTTGTTTATTACTTGTAATAAAGTTATCAATAACTATAATTTTACTTGTAGTTTTAAACTTGATTAACTGTTCTATAAGATTTCTTCCAATAAAACCCCCACCACCAGTAATCAATATAGTTTTCATTATCTTATTTTAATAAATTTTAAACTTTAAATTAACTTCAATTAATTTTAAGTTAAATGGAATTTAAATAATACATTAAACCTACAAGAAATACCGTATTATATGTACCTGGTCCAAAAAATCTAGTCCATTTTATATCGTTTTTATCTGGACATATTCCTATAGTAAAATCTAGAGTTTCTTTCTCTTGTTTATTTGATTCAATATAAAATTTTTGATAACATCCTACGTGTTTCTGCATAAGATATGTCATGATACCAACACCAATAAGTAATGGTATTGTTAATTTATGTTTGTATTTGTTATAAGCCACATATGCTAAAGATAAACCTACTGTTGTGTCGGATATATGGTCATACAAATCTCCAAATTCAGATGTCATTTTATATGTTCTTGCCATATAACCATCCCAGCAATCAAACATATACGCTACTATGAAACAAATAGCAAAATTACTTAGCGCATTTTTATATAAAAAATATACTGATGCTAAGCCAAGTATAAAAGAATATGTTGTTAACATATTTGGAGTATGTTCTGTTTTTTTAAAATACGGAAGTAAATAATCACCTATATCTAATATTATATTATCAATAGGATTATCCAGTTCTCTATCAACTTTTCTCATCTTAATTATAAACAATAAATTAATTTTGGTCAAAATCAGCTAAATAATGAATCACATTAGGGTATTTAAACTCAGAATATTCATCTATGTTACATGTATATTTACATGTTGTTAAACCGTTAGTTTCATAATTATCATTTTCTCCTTTTTTTTGATTAATAGAATTAAAGGAACTGTCACGTGCATGAGATTCTTCATTAATACCTGTATTATACAATGGTCGTTTAATATGAATACTATTAATTTCGCATCTTTTATATAATGTTGTATCCTCAGCCCCCCAATTGAAATAATCATTTGGAAATCCGTTTATTTTTTTAAAAGTCAATCTATTAAAAACTGCTATTCCACCTATACCAGAATAATATCCGAAAATATCCCTTACTTCATTAATAGGTGTAAATGAATAATCTAAAGGCGGTAATTGACTCATACTTGGAAACAAATCACAATTATGATGAATATAATATTTAATTTTATAATCAATAATTTTTTCTCTTTCTAAATACCCAATATTTAACAACAAACCTCTGTTAAACATATGGTCATTATTTTGTTCTATAATTATTAATCTATATTTTATAAGTGGATGCACATGACTTAAATAATTATTCATATGTGTTAAAAATTTATGCAATTGAGATTTTCTAAATTGATTATTACCTCTAGCTCTATACGGAATTAATATTTGTGCCTCAAATATATTATTTTGTTCATTATTACCCACTTTTAAAATATCAATTAAATTTTGTTCTGTTGATGTTAAATTTTCTTTTTCTAGGATAATATCCTTTATACATACTTTACTATTCTTTGTATATTTTTCAATAACATCCATTAATGTCATATATGCAATAGAATCAGTGTTCAAAAAACGTATTCTGACCGATAAATCGCGTTGTATAGTTAATTCAATATCGTCCATAATATAATTATTTAATAAATTAATAAATTATAATTCAATAGGAGGTGTGATTAAAATTTATTTTTAATTTCAAATATATTTATATACAACACGTATGAAGGTAGGTAAATTTTTTAAAAAGTTATTCCCTTGTTTAAGTAAACAAGAAGAACAAGAAACACCAGCACCAGTTTATAAAGACCAAGATGTTCTCATTGACCATATTGTTGAAAATTTAGTGGAAGATAAACGACAATTTTTACAAGACGAATTATGCAAAGAACGTCAACGAAAGTTGGAAGAGTTACGTTTAGAAGAATTAAAACAACAACAAGAAAAAGAGTTAGAACAACAACGTTTAGAAAGCGAAAAACAGGCAAGAGAAGAATTTGAAAAAATTTTAAAAGAAGCAGAAGAAAAACAACAAGAAGAATTACGTCAACAAGAAGAACAGGAACGTTTACAACAAGAAGAAGAAGAAAGACTTGCCAAAGAACGTTTACAACAAGAAGAACAAGAAAGACTTGCCAAAGAACGTTTACAAATGATTATCCACACCGTTTTTGTTAAATACAAAGAACAATATCATGAATTTTTTTCTACAAGACCTCAACCAATTCATTCTAATTTCAATGAAAAAATGTTTAAAGAGTTATGCTCTACATTTACATTTAATAGTGACGAAGAACTTGAAACATGTTTAAAAGATTATAATTTAATGCAAAAACAAAATAAAACATCCTACAATCAGTTATCACGAAAAAGAAAACTAAAATGTGACGTATTCAACTTCTATTTATTCATTGATTGTAATCATTTTTAAAATGGTTTATTTAATTATAATTACACACATTTATTTAATTATAATTACATGTAACAACAAAACAATTATTATTTACATTAATACTTGAAGCACAACCAACTTCATTTATAGAGTTGCTTATTATGATTAAATAATGACCTATTTCGTTAAATGTAACATTAGGTTTATTTAATATATTTTTCTCATCAAGCCACATTTGAACAGCTCTAGACATATCTGGTTCTATCCACCCATAACCAGCATATAAATTCTGCGCAGATGAAAATAATTTATGTTCTAAAATACATCCACTCTTTGCTAGTTCGTTTGACCAAATTTGTGATGAAACTTTCAAATTATCATTCCATATCATATTAGTTAAATTATTCAATTGTCTTTCGTCATTATGCTTAGTCATTATATCACTTATATCATTTGATTTAAAGACATATTCTATAATATTCAAAGGTTCAGGTTCAGGTGTAGGAATATTAGTAGGTTGAACAGTAGTAGGTTGAACAGTAGTAGGTTGAACAGTAGTAGGTTCAGTGTTAGTAGTAGGTTCAGGGTTAGTAGTAGGTTCAGGGTTAGTAGGTTCAGGGTTAGTAGTAGGTTGAACAGTAGTAGATTGAACAGTAGTAGGTTCAGGGTTAGTAGTAGGTTTTGAACTTGGTGATGTTGATATTGGTATTGGTATTGGTAAAGTTATTGGTAGTGAAGTTGTCGATATAATGTGTTGGATTACTGTTGTTGTTCGTTTTCTTGAATATATGGATGGTATTGGTAATTGTGTTATTTTTGGGTTAACTTCGTCACAAGACTGAGCGAAAATTATATTCGCTAAAAACATTATATTATAAATCGAATTTTTCATTCTTTAAATATAAACTTTTTAATATATTTGAAGTTTCATTGTTTTTAAACTAACGTAAAATTGCGGTTAATTAATTTTATTTTGAATCAACTTTTGAGTTCAAAATTGATTAT